CTCGTTTGACCCCTTCTGACAAGAAGGAGTTTAAACGAATCAGTTCGATGTTGTTTTGGGACGCATTCCGTGGTATAGATAACAAAATCTATAACTACAGGCTGCACCCAAAACACGGACCAGGTAAAGTTGCAGATCGTCTTACCAGTAATGGTAAGTACAATCTGCGTACCTGGACGGAACGTCTGCAGGAAACATTTCCTGCTGAGGAGTATCTCCTCACCAACTACTCATACTATGAGTTGTTGGAAGACGTCGACATCCTCGAACCCGGAGCAGAGATACCCGTTAGAGTTGTCTCTGTTCCTAAGACACTAAAAACGCCAAGGATCATAGGGATCGAACCGACTGTTATGCAATTTGCACAACAGGCGCTCCTTCCTGAGATCCTAGATGGCCTCTCCAGGGTTGACTACCTGGATGCTATGCTCGGATTCGAGGACCAAACGCCTAATCAGCGGATGGCCCTTGAGGGCGCCCTTGATGGACGCCTAGCGACACTCGACTTGAGTGAAGCTTCCGATCGCGTTTCTAATCAGCTCGTACGTCTCCTATTCAGCGGGCATGAGCTTCTATCGAAGCACGTGCAAGCCTGTAGGAGCCGGAAGGCTGATGTTCCTGGCTTCGGCGTTAAACGCCTGGCCAAGTTCGCGTCTATGGGTTCAGCACTCTGTTTCCCTGTTGAAGCTATGGTTTTCTTAACCGTAGTCTTCGTTGGGATCCAGAGATCGCTCAACGTGCCCCTAACCCTAAGCGACATTAAGTCGTTTATGGGGTCGGTGCGCATCTACGGGGATGATATTATTGTTCCCGTAGATCATGTATTACCGGTCGTAGACGCTTTACGAACTTTTGGGTTCGTAGTAAGCGACTCCAAGTCTTTCTGGACTGGGAAGTTCAGAGAGTCTTGCGGTAAAGAATATTACGGCGGTGACGATGTTTCCATCGTCAAAGTCCGTCGAATGTTCCCTACCGGACCGGCTGATGCGTCCGAGGTAGTCAGCATCGTTTCTCTTCGTAACCAGCTCTATTGGGCTGGCTACTGGAGGACCGTTGCATGGCTAGATGAGGTCATCGAGAGGAGGATAAAATATTTTCCTCACGTTGATCCCACGTCCTCGGTTTTGGGTCGTGAAAGTGCGCTAGGCTATGAAAAGCCGAAACGCCTTCACAAGTACCTCCATACCCCTCTAGTCAAGGGGTACAAGGTATCGTCGAGATCACCCATTGATAATTTGGATGATCACGGCGCCCTTTACAAGTGGCATTCCACACGAGGCGAAATGCCGAGTGATGACGAAGACCACTTGACGCGTTCAGGACGCGCCCAGAGCGTCGACATCAAACTGGGATGGCACACACCATATTAATGGGTGTGGTCGGCGTAAGCCGATGTGGAGATCTATGTGTGTATTCGTTCGGGATTGTACCCGATCGGATACCATAGCTCTCGACGAG